TGATGTGGTCTATTAGCTGTTGCGGTATCGTGAGTGTCCCGGCCATTACAGGTGCCTCCGTTTCCATTTCTCCAGGGTTTCCCGGTCTTCGGATTCCAGCGCGGGACAAACGGAGTCGAAAATCTTAAACCACCCGCGGGTCCCGAGGGTATCCGTGTCTACCATGTTGTCGTTGACCGCCGGGAACGCGTCTCCCCGATACGTCGGGTCGAACCACTTCGGGTTCGGCTTCCAGTTCCGATGCTTCATTTCCCGGAGTATGCGGGAGTGATACCAAACAACCACGCCCCAGGGCAGCCCGTATATCCACGGATGCTTGCCGTCAAACGGACGCCACGGACCGGACCGGACGCGGCACATGTCGCGGTGCAACGCGCAAAGAAGCCTGCCGGGCAAGTCTTCCAGGATTTCGGGTCGCCAAAACTTCATTTTTACCTCATCTGTTCCCCGGATATTTACGCATACGACCGGTACATCACAGGGAATAAACAAAATTTTACACACCTCGGGCCCCGAAGTACCGGTGGTGTTGCTATATTGGGGAACAACCGGCGTCCCGAAGTAAGCGGACCCCGGAGCACCCGGACCGGTAGATGGTAGCCCGGCAAGACGGTGCAAGGCGGGAACGTTTCACAGCCCGCCGAACAGGGGCCCAGGAGCCCGGATGTAGAGCATACCGGTAGAGCCCCGCGCAAGGATCGACCTCCGAGCGTGCATATAGTTGGGCTGGCTTTATTAGCACCGGAGGTGGCCTATCTTCAAACAGAGGGCGTCGCCCATACAGCCCCGGCATTGCGACCGGGGTGGTCAGCGCAATAGATAGCAAAAGGTGGCAAGCCCGGTGCCGCGTGTGAAGATGCACGTCAGCCGGGAGCAGCACGGGCCTTCACCAGGTCGAGTCTTGCGACCAGTGGGAACACACGGCGCCCATATCCCGCCAAATGCCCGCGAGGGCAGTAGTGTGGCGCATAGCAGTCCCCCCGACCGGTTGACCTGGGGGGTTGGGAGCAATCCCAGTAAGCGCCGCTCCGGTCTAGTGCCGGTATAAAAGCAAGAAAGTCGTACGCCGATGTCTAGTGCTTCGAACTACTCCCTTCCCTGGGGGTAGTTTGGCTCTTGTCCCCACCTCCGTCTAGGTGCTGCTATCGCAGCAATGAATCGTTGGACTAGGTACTAGGAGCTTGTATAACGCGCGTGTGTGCGCGCACGCGTATGCGCGCGTAAAGGTGGATTCTGTCCAGGAGCAAAAATGCCATTGAGGCCGATTTACATTCCCGACGGGTTCAACCGCGGCTCCGTCACGTTCCGCACTTCCTGGGAATACTTCGACGAGCCATTCGAACCCCCGCCTCCGCCCGACTACATCCCGTCGGGCCCCTTCTCGACGCCCCGGGAGTGGTGGGACGCCCAGGCGGAGTTCTACGGGTGCCCGGTTCCCCCGTTTCCGGGGTGATCCTTCGGGACCGGTCCGCGTTTTGACGGATTAGGGGCGCCGTGGGCCTGTTTTGCTCCGGGTGGTGCAACTACACGGTCGGAGAAAACAGGGGCCCGTTGGGGCCTTTCTGTTAGATTCTGTACACGTTGACTCGGATGTGCCATCTTACGATGTTGTACCCGGCGACCCCCTTGCTCTTTACCTCGCAGCGTCCTTCGGTCCCGATGACGATCCCGTTCAGCACCGCGTAGCCGTGGGTGCCTTTTGTTATCTTGAGGCCCGAACAGTCAGTCGCGTCCCCGACGTAGGCGGACACGCGGGCGTTGAGGTCGAGGACCAGGGAACGGGCGTCGAGCTTTGCGCCGGTCTCGATGGATTCGTCGGTCTCTTTCGCCACACGTTCGAGGGCTTCCTGTTCGCCCTTCTTTTCCTTGAGGCGCTTGTAGATATCCCACTTCGGGTCGTCGAAGTGTCGCACGTTCCCGAGGTCCAGTTCCTCCCATTTGGCGCTCAAGGTTTCCCGCGTGATCCATTCCCCCTTTTCCTTGAGTTCTTCGACCTCTCCCTGGGCCCATGTTCGGCGGAACTTGCGGTCAGCAATAAGGGAGTCCGCGAGCTTGATTTCGTAATCCTTGATGGCCTGGGGGATGGCTTCCAGGCGTTCGGTGGTTTCCTTGAGTTCTTGGGTGAGCCGGGCCAGCTTTTCGTTGTCCTCGCGGATGACCCTGTCCTTATTCCCGATGTATTCAAGGGCGTCGTCGGCGGAACGGCAGGCGTCGTAGATAGCGTTCAAGGGAGCGCGGCTGGAGTCCGTCCCGTCGCCCTTGTAGTCCCATCCCAGTTTGATGGCGCGGGCTTTCGCGTTTTCGAAACGCTGGACCAGGCGACCGCGCGTTTCCGTGTTCTTCGCTATGCGGGCCTCGGCCTTCGCGATGTCGTTCTTGATTGTTTCAATTTTGCGCATGGTGGTATCCTCTTTTGCGTGGGTTGTTCTTGTTTACATTATAAATATACAAAAAGCTCCCGCGGCGGGAGCTTACATTTTTCTTACATGTTTCTTACATTTTGGCCCATTCACGGACCAGGTCGAGGGCGTGGTCCTCGTCGCCCGGGTACAGGAGGCAGTTCATTAGTGCCAGGGATAGCGGCTTGCCCTTGAACGACCCGCTAAACCTCAAGATCGCGTGGCCGTGCCCGTTGAAGTTGTCCGCGACCTCGACACGGGACACTGCGAACTTGCGCATCACCTTTTCCACGGTCTTGTAGATCCACCCGTGGGCGAACGGTTTCCCCGTATAGCCGCCACCCAGGAACCCGTCGCTTTCGAGCGGGGCGCCGTCTTCCATGGCGAACCCGTCCGCGTATATGTCGGTGCAGGTTATCGCGGCGTTGTCGTAACCGACGGCCAAAACGAACTTTATGCCCAGCGCCACCCTCATCCGGTTCGCAATCGCGTCCGGCAGAAGTATTCCCTCCGAGGATATTATGGGCGCGATAACTTTCTTTACATCCCGGATTCGTTCTACCGTTTGGGGCATCCTGTTCTCGTATTGCTGCTCTCTCGACGGGTCCCACAGTACGAGGCTCCCGTTGGTCATGAGGGTCTTCGTGACGACACGGACGTCGCCGTCCAGTATGCTTTTCTCCGATCCGTCGAGCAGGGCGCGTGTCCGCTTGTCGCTGTATAGGTGCAGCCACGCTTCTTTCAAGAATTTGTCCATTCCGCTATTCCTTGTTCATGGGGTTCAAGTGCTCGGGCCCTGTCGAGACGACGCGCCCTCTAGGGTCGAAATATACACAGGGCCGGTCGGTTCCCGCTTGTTTTCCGGGGTGCCGTATCTCGATAGTCCGCAACGTTTCCGCGATGTCTATCGCCAGGCACTTCTTACAGATGCGTACCCCGTTGTTCCAGTCCCAATCGTGACGGCAAAAACGGCGACGGAGCGCCCTCCGTAACCGTTTGAAAAATTTTATTTTCATTTCGCCTCCTTTAACTTGTCCGCTAGTTCGAACCAAATCTTGCCCCAACGGTGCCAAAATGCGTACTTGTCAAATTCGGGTCGCCATCTGCGTTCCCAGCAGAAATGAGCCAACGCGAGGCAGCGCTTGCGCTTCTGTCGGGCTATCTCTCGGTCGGCATCTTCTTGCAGGTAAACTTTTTCGTCAGCGATTGTTCCGTAAACTGGGATAGTCACATCACCCTTGTATGCTTTCAGTTCCATATCACATCTCCTTGAAAAAAATCATCCAGTGCGTTCTGTTTTGACGGCCGCACCTGTGTCCATAAAGAGGTTTGCGACCGATAACCTCAATAACTTTCGTCGTCGGAATTTGAACGGCGTTCCACTTAAAAACTAGCGTCCCATTTTTTTTCAAGACTCGCCAGCACTCGTCAAAACCTTGTTTTAGGCACGACTGCCAGTCCTTCGGTAGTCGACCGTACTTTTTCATCATATAGGCATTATCGCCAACGTTGACGAGATGCGGCGGGTCAAAAACAACGTGGAAGAAAGTCTCGTCAGCGAACGGCAACTTTCGGAAATCAGCAACTACGTCCGGCATCACGTCAATAGTGCGGACTTGCTTGCCGTCCTTGCTCGTCCAGATAATCTCGTTTTCAACAAGGCGTTTGTCAACGTAAATCACGTCCTTTTCCGACTTGTCAAAGTAGAACATCTTGGGTCCACAGCAAGCGTCTAACACTTCTTGCATCCCGTCCTCCTACTTGAACTTGTCCCCAGGTTCGAGCCGACGCTTACCCCACCGAACTTGATATCCTTTATTGTAAAGCCGCCTTTTTGTTTTATTAGTTTGTCGGCAGTCTCTACTAATTTTTCAAGGCTTGAAATTTTCATTAGAAGTTGCGCGACTTCCTTCTTGTGCTTTTCTTTCAGTTCAGCGACGTATTCGTTTACCTCATAAGGGTCATAATAACAGATTTCTCCGCCTTTCCAGTCAACATAAATCGTCCGTACTTGCAGTTCGTCGCACTTCATTCGACCTCCTCAAAGCGTTCGGCAAGTTCGAGCCATTTCCTCCAGTGCCTAAACTTGCGCACCTTCTTTTTCATGTAGCGCTCCGCAATCCGTCCGTTATGTTGAACCGCCCTGGCTTCCAGGCTCTCGAAGAAAACGGCCTTCTTTAGCGTGGTTTCAGCTTTCGCCAGGCACCGTTTCCGCTTCTCGTGGCGCACCCGCTGCTCCATCTTTGCGGCTTTCTCCATTTCCGCCACGTACATTTCCGAAATTTTGCGGTAGTCCAGCTCCAGGTCCCGGAACTGTTCCTGCAGCATGTACACGAACTGGGCCCGGAGCACCAGCGTGCCCGGCGGGTATTTGCCCTGGATGTCCTCCAGGCGTTCGAAATTCTGTGTAAAATCTTGCATTTCGACCCCCTATGCCTTGAACTCCAGGAGGAAACTCTCGTGACCGTCCCAACGGCCTCCCCACATGGAGAGCACCGCGCGGACGATCCCGCGCACCGCTTCTTCGAGAGTTTTCGCGCCGCATTCGTCGATAAGGTCCCCCATTTCGCGTTTCTTCATGTTGTGCAGCCAGTAGAACATGCGGGCCTCGCACGCCGGGAAATTCAGCACCACGCCACGCTTGTTCGTGAACTTGACCGCCACCTTGCAGTCGTAGATGGTGTCGAAGACCTGGTTTAAAAATTTTCTGTTTGCCATTGTGGTATCCTCTTTTGTGGGTTGTTGTTTCTTACTTCCATAATATAGGAAAATTCCGAGGGTCCCGGAACTTATAAATTTCTTACAATTTGCTTATATTTGCACCCGTCACCGGTTCATTCCCTACAATAAGACCATGAGCACGCCCACACCCATCGAAGTCCACTTCCATTTCGCCACGATGTCCGTACGCGATACCGGCTCCCCAGTCTCTACACTGGGGCACCCACTACCCGAACGCATCCGCGGCCCCCTGGTGATCGAGACCACCCTGGAGTTTGGCAACTCCGTAAGCTCCAGCCGCCGCATCGTATATCCCCGCGACCCGTCGCTTAACCTGGTCCCCGACCCGCGTTCGTCAACTATTTAAACAACTTCTTAACAGTTTATAAACATTTATTAACACTTTATCAACAAATCAATGGAAAAGACGTTTTTAAAGTGTTAATAATTCGGGGAAATGCTGTCGGGAGCCGCGCTTGAGCCGTTCCATGCCTTCAAAAATTACTTATATTAAGGGCATGGCACGAACGAAAACACAGGGCATTGCCGCTTCCTCTCCCCGGCACGGGCGCTCCAGCACCCGCGAGGCGTGCACGTTGCCCAAAGTGAAGACGCTCAAGGCGTACGCTCTCCCCGATGGCTGCTCTCCCGAGGACTTCTTTCCCGGCTGGAAGGCGGCGGGCGCAACGCTCCCCGAGGTGTATTTTGCCGTGGAGTACCTCTCTAACCACTTCGACCACGCCCAGGCGTACCACGCGGTGTTCCCCGACGAATCCAGGAACCGCGCGAACATTTGCGGCCAGGCGTATTTGCGCCGCCCGACGGTCCAAAAGATACTGGCGGACTACACTCGCGCATGGCTCCGGGGCCGCGTCGCATTCCTGGAGAAAGAAGTCATGGACACCACCCTGGCGCGGGCGCTTTACGACCCCGCCATGTTCTTGAACCCGGACGGCTCCCCCGCCTTCACCGACTGGAAGGAAATCCCCGAGGCGTACCGCCGGTGCATCGAAGGCATCGACGTCAAGTTTTGGGGCAAGGACGCGGACAAGCAGACCGTCTCTTTTACGCTTGCGAACCGATCCGAAGCCCTGGGTCAACTCATGAAGCTGCTCTCGTGCATCAAGCAGGGCATGGATAGCGGCCGCGCCGGGTCCGGTCTCACGAACGAGACCGAGCTCATGCTTGCCACCCTGTTCGCCCAGGGCCGCAAGGTGGACAACAGGACCCCCGAGGCCATCCGTTCTTCCAGGGCCGCCCGCGCGGAATACACGCCGCCCGCAGTGCCCGAGACTGTCATCACGGGGCTCGGCTGATGTCTTTTTCCTGGAATCCCCAATACGTCGAGAAGGTTCGCGACTATCCGCACCTAATCGGGCACATGGTAGGCAAGACGAAACTGACTGCCATGCACTCCGATTGGTGTAAGATGTTGTGGGACGCGGAACCGGGCCGCCACGTCGCCCTCATGGCGCACCGCGGCGCCTACAAGACCACCGCGCTCACCGAAGTGGGCATCCTCTACTATTTGCTTTTTCACCCGTCGGAACGTATCGCGCTTGTCCGCGAGAACTGGACCGAAGCGGCAAAGACCCTCGAGACCATCAAGCAGTACATGAAGACCGAGGCCGTTTCGTCCCTGTTCCACTACCTTCACGGGCAATATCCCGACGAGACGCGCTCCCCGTTCGGGTCCGTCACCTATTCGTTCAAGCGGACCATCACAAAAGAAGCATCCATCGACGCCTACGGCATAAACCAGGTGCCCACGGGTTCCCACTACGACCGGATACACTGTGACGATATTGTCACGATCAAGGACCGCCTCTCAAGGGCTCACCGCGAAATGGTGAAGCAGGGCGTGCTGGAAATAATGACTAACATCATCGACCCCGGAAAGTCTTGCGCGTTCGTGGGCACGCCCTGGCACCACGACGATGCCTGGAGCCTTCGAAATGAAGAAAAGCAGCTAATAATCCCCGAGCCCTGGAAGTATCGGCCCGAGGACACCCACATCTTGACGCCCGAGGAACTGGCAAAGAAAAGAGCGACGACGACCGCCGCCCTGTTCGCGATCAACTACAACCTGGACACCAGCGTCAAGGACGAGGGCCAGGTCTTCGACGAGCCCATCTTTGGCGCCTGGGACTGGAACATCCGCCCCACCCGTATTTTCGGGCACCTGGACGCCGCCTGGGATGGCACCTGTACGAACGCCCTCACCATCATGGCAAAGCGCCCCGACGGTATCATACAGGGCTACGGCAAGATTTACCCGGGCACCTTCGACGATTGCAAGGGCGACGTCGCCCGGGTGTGCCACGAACGCAGGGTGCGCAACTTCTACATGGAAAAGAACCCCGACAAGGGCATGGCGGCTGGAGAGCTCCAGCGCATCCCGGGGTTCCCCATTGTCCACAAGTATTCCGAAAGTATGAATAAGGACATAAAAATCGTCGCGTATCTCAAGAAATACTGGCAGAGTATTGTTTGGGACCCGTCCACGGACCCGGAATACCTGGCACAAATCACGGATTACCGCCCAGGGCAAGACCCCCGCGACGCTCCCGACTCCGGTGCGTCACTCTTGCGCCAGGCAATTTATCACGGGGGCGGTCCGTCCGCTCTCTACACAACATAGGAGGCCGAAATGGGCATTGTAAAAACTCTTTTTCGCATGGACGGCTGGCAGAACCTCTTGTCCGGGTTCGGATCGAAAAAGGACAAGGGTAAGGTGCCCGAGAACTCCGTCGCGGGATTTAACAGGATAACCCCGGTCATGTTGGGCGTTCTGTACCGAACGAACGCGGAAATCCGGAACGCAATAGACATGCCCGCGGAAGACATGACCCGGTGCGGGTTCGAGGTGGAAGGGGACGACGGCACGCTGTACAAGGCGTTCCAGGGCATACACGGTCCCGCCGTCTTCAAGCAGGCCCTGCAGCATACGCGCCTCTACGGCGGCGCTATCGTGGTGCTGGACATCGAAGGCGCCGGTAGCTGGGACACTCCCTGGAACCCGAAGAACGGCGGCAAGATACGGCGCCTCGTGGAATACCCGCGGACCCGTGTCAACCTTGCAGCGATGGAAGTCTCGAAGGTGCCCGGCTCCCTGTACTTCGACGACTTCGAAATGTGGTCTATCTTTGGCGCGAGCGGCACCCCGTTCAACGTCCATGCGTCCCGCGTCCTGGTCTTCAAGTCCGAGAGCCGAGTGGACATCCTGGAACCGGGATACACCGACTACGAGCGGTATTGGGGTCTCTCCGAAGTGTACCGCGGCCTTGACGACGCCTACGGGTTCGGGACCACAAAGCAGGGCACATCGCACCTCATGAAGGAATGCAGCGTCGCAAAGTACCGCCTCTCGAACCTTGAGAACCTGGTGGCCGAGAACGACTGGAAAAGCCTGGACAACCGCCTCGAAGCCATAGACATGCAGAAATCGGTTGTAAATGGCGTATTTTTAGGCGAGGGTGAAGAATACACCCGCGAGAACGTGACCTTCTCCGGTGTTCCCGAAATTTGGGACCGTCAAATGATGGCGGTCTCCGGGGCGTACCGCGTGCCGGTCACCAAGATGTTCGGGCGGTCCGCCGCTGGAATGAACGCCACGGGCGAGGGTGACGACGACAACTACAACGCGTACATAGCGGGCCTGCAGGTGACACAGGAATTGCCCCCGCTGCTCCGTCTCATGGAAGACTTGAACGCGCTGCTCAAGATCGTAAAGCCCGACACAAAGGAAATGGACGCCCGGCTGTCCATCAACTTTAACCCGTTGAGCACGCGCGACCAGCTCAAGGACGCCCAGGTCCGCGAGGCCATGAGCAGGGCCGACCGTAACTACGTCGAGGCGGGTATCCTGTTCCCCGAAGACGTGATCCGGAACCGCTTCCAGGGCGGTTACAAGGTGGACACCACGGTCGAGGATTTGCACACCCCCGACTTGACGATGGAAGGCGCTAAATGACCCCGATGACCAGGAACCTCCCCGCCCTGGTCGCTATGGCTGGTGGCATGACAAAGCAGAAGCTGCGGACGCTCAAGGCCCGCCGCTGGAAGTACCCGCTCTCCCTGGAGCGGCAATACGCGACCGCCATCTCCCGTTACTTCGACAAGGTGTGGCGCGAGTATTCACAGGTCGCCGTCGGTACGATGGTCCCGCACGGTGACGCCGTGGACTTGAACCCCGAAGGAACCGGGCCCGCCCTTGCCGCCATCGTGACTATCGCGGAAGGCATGGACAAGTTCAACAAAAACGAGCTGGCGGCGTTCCAAAAAATAGCCATTGGCACCGCGTTCACGGAAGACGAGCCCTGGCTTCCTGGTGTGCTTGACACATGGGCCCGCGAACAGGTGACGCTCATAACAAAGGCGTCCCAGGATATGCGGGATGCCGTGGCGCGCCGGGTCAGAGACGGCGTGAAGGAAGGCCTGCTGGCCCGCGAGGTGACGGACAACATCGCCCGCGACTTGCCGAGGATTTCCTACAACCGGGCAAAGATAATCGCCCGGGACCAAACGGCGAAACTAAACGCGGACCTCACGCAGGGACGTATGGCGGACGCAGGTCTCGAGACGTACATTTGGGATACCGCCCAGGATGAACGGGTACGAGGCAACCCTGGTGGCAAGTACGCGGACGCGCTCCCGTCCCATTGGGTCATGCAGGGCAAGATTTGTCGATGGGACAACCCCGCCGTGTGCCAAAACGAGCAGGGGGAATGGGTATCCCGTCCGCCCGAAGCCCCGACCACGCACCCAGGTGTGGCGATCATGTGCCGTTGCGTGGCTATCCCTAACTGGCAGGAACTTGAGGGTGTCGCCGGTCTCAATGTGCCAGTTGTTGAACCGGCCTCCGTTGTTGAACCGGTACCCGTCGTTGAACCTGTGGCTGGGACTTCCGAGAACTTGACGGAACAGACGGAACACCCTAAAATAAAATCCGCGTTAAATTATATAGAGACCCTCAAGGGTGCCCAGTTTACATCCCGAGAAATTGCTACCGCTCTTAAATCTTATACGGGCCCCCATTTTTCGGATATTAGAAAAGCCCAAATGGGCGTGCTGCGTGATGTTCCCTCGTATGTCATGGACGCGACTTTAAAAGACGGGGATGCCCTCGAGGATTTTATCCGGGTTTCTCCAAAGTGGAATGGCGGAACCGCTTACCGCGGGTTGATTCTCGAAACTCCCGATTTTAATGACTTAATGCGCAAAATTGCGGAAGGGGCGGAACTTGACATGCTGGGTACATCGTCATGGACTAGCAGCTTGAAAATTGCGCAAAGTTTCGCGAGAGGGCATGGTTCTGATGTGCATGACGTGGTGCTAGTCAATAAAGGTCGGCTGCGCGGTACTTCTATCCGTGATATTTCCAACGTTACCAGCGAAGAAGAAATCCTGGTTAGTAAGCACGCCCGATTTAGGGTGGTTGGTTCTAAACAGGTCGAAAAAACGACGTATATCGAGGTTGAGGAAGTTTCGGGGCCATAGTTACCCGGTATTCCTTTTAATTTAATCAATAGAGGTTTATATGGAATTACAGAAACGATGGGAGTCCGAAGGTGCCTCGGTTTCGGCAACGCTTGTCGAAACTTCGGGGCCTACTCTTGAGACCGTTGTACCTTATAACGAAAACGGGGACCGGCCTTTGTGGCTCCAGGAATCCGAACGGGACAAGGTACTGGAATGGGCTCGGACGTTGCCCGACCCCGTGAAGGGTGCCCTTGCGTATATCGAATATATAGGAACCGGTGCGGAACCTTCGGTGCAGTTTATACCTGGTGCCGATTTGTCTAAATTCTTGTGATTTTTAGACATGTTTAATAAAAACCCCGGTGAATTTACGGGGTTTTTGTTGTTTTCTTATATTTTTATTACGATTTTATTAAAATTTAATGTTATATTTTGGGTATGGCTAACGCAATTTCTAAAGACGTGCAACGCCTCGACTGGTATGACAACGCGATATCCTGGGAAACCAGGCCCGCGGAAACTACTCCCGAGGGCTTTCTTGTCGCCCGTGTGCCTGTAACGAGCATCGGCGTGTTCCAGTATCGGAACGACGACGGGACGACCCGCCGGGAACTTCGACTACCCGAGGAAGTTTTCGCCCCGGAGTCTATGGACTCCCTCAAGTGCAAGCCGCTCACGCTAAATCACCCCGACGTAAAGATCGTAACGCCCGAAAATATCGGGGAATTGCAGGTCGGCTCCGTCGGGTCCGACGTGACCGGGGATTCCTACCGGGTGTATGTTACATTGTCCGCAACAAAGCAGGACGCGATTTCGGCTATCCGCGCGGGCACCAACCGGGGCCTGTCTTGCGGCTATAATTGCGATATCGAGTGGACTTTCGGGACGTGGCTCGGTATGCCGTACGATTGCATACAGCGCAACATCCGGTACAACCACGTGGCCCTGGTCCCCGCTGGGCGCGCTGGTGACGACGCACAAATTCGCATGGACTCCGCGGGGGTCCTTTGTGATCCTCTAAAAAATTTCAACGAAAAGGAAAACAACATGGCACTACAGACCATCCACCTCGACGGGGCTGACTTCCAGGCGGAGCCCCATGTAATTGCCGCCTTGGGCACGGCTCAAACGCGGTGCGACGAATTGAGCAAGCAGCTCGAGAAGTTCCGCTCCGACGCCGCAGTTGCCGCTGACGAAAAGAAAACCCTCGAGACAAAGTGCTCGACCCTCCAGGGCGAACGCGACACGCTCCAGGAACGTCTCGACGCTATGGAAAAGGAAATGCCGGGCAAGATTTCCGCCGCGGTCCAGTCTCGTCTTGAACTTGTGGGCAAGGCACAGAAGGCTGGCGTGGAAGTCCGCAACGACATGGCCGACCAGGACATCAAGAAGGCGGTCATCCTCAAGAAGTTCCCGAGCGCCAACCTTGACGGCAAGGACGACGCCTACGTGAACGCCCGCTTCGATTGTGCTTGTGACCTTATCGACCAGGACGGCGAAGAACAAAGCCGCCACGACGCCGCGGACCACGTTGCCGCAACTCCGGGCATTAAGACGGCCCAGGAACGTCTCGAAGAAGCAAAAAGAAACTACAACGCCCGCATGGATAATGCGTGGCAAGACGACACCCCGAACAAGTAAGGAGGCCACAAATGGCAGCTTATGGTAACATGGATAAGGGTTTGCCGGGTGGTCTCATCGGACTGACCGAAACCCATCAGATCGACTCCCGCCTCGCTAAAGGCAACATCCCGTACGGCGCCCCGGTTTTTGGCACCGGTGACGGGGAGCAGGTGACTCGCACCGGTTCCGCCCTTTTGGGCGTCGCTGGTCGCACCGCAAAGGACACCCAGGAATGGAAGGACGGCGACTCCGTGAACGTGGTTCGCACCGGCAAGGTGTGGGGCGTTGCGGGTTCCGCGCTTTCCGCTGACGCTGAAATCTCCGTCAACGCAAGCACCGGCAAGTTTGTCGAAAAGACGAGCGCCGCCAACGGTGCCGCCCGCGTCGTGACTATCACGGTCGCGAACACCTCCGCCGCGAATAAGGTTGTGAACGTTCTCGTCGGTGACAAGGGCGTATCCTTGACGACCTCCGACGACGTAAAGAGCAACACCGCGGTCGCGTCCGCTCTCCAGGCGTTGCTTGCCGCCCTCGATATTCCGTTCACGGCAACGGTCGCGTCCGGCGTCGTCACCTTGACCGCAAAGGACAAGGGCGTGGCTTCCAACAGCGTCGCCATCGTCGCTACCACGACGGACACAACGCAGACCCTCACGGTCGCCCAAACGACCGCGGGTTCCGATCAAATCTTGAACCCGGGCTGGTTCGCACGTTCCACCGCTGAATCCCAGGGCGATATTGTCGCCGTGGACCTCGGCTAACAAAAAGGAGTTTGAAATATGGAAAATAATCAGACCCGCCTAGACGCCTACGAACAGGCGTTCTTCGACGAACAGCTCGCCCTCGTCAAGTCCCGCACCTACGACGTGAAGCACAAGGCCCTCAAGGCCCTCCAGCTTTTGCCGGTCTCGACTGAACAGGACCCGGGCGCCGACCGTATCATTTGGCGTTCCTACGACCAGGTAGGCGTCGCCAAGATCGTCTCGGACTACGCAAACGACTTCCCGCGCGCTGACGTAGGCGGCGAGGAACACATGAGCCCGGTCAAGGACATCGGCTCCAGCTATGGCTATTCCCTCAAGGAAATCCGCCGCGCTCAAAAGGCCGGGGTCTCTCTCGACGCAAAGAGAGCAGAAGCCTGCCGCCGTGCCATTGACGAAAAGCAGGACCGCATTGCCTGGTTCGGTGACGCGAAGGCAAAGCTCCCGGGCTTTATCAACGCTCCGGGCATCTCGGAATACGTGGCTGCCTACAACGCTGGCAACACTTCGAAGGCATGGGCTAACAAGACCGCCGACGAAATTGTCGCGGACGTTGCTGGTATCATTACCGCTTCCGGTGAAGCCACGAACGGAATCGAGAACCCGGACACGCTCATCCTCCCGTTGAGCCTCTACAACAAGCTCAAGACCACGCCGTACGGCGCCAACCGCGACAAGACCATCCTCGGGTTCATTCGTGAGAACTACCCGGACATCACCCGCATTGACTGGGTCTCTGACCTTGCAACCGCGGGCGCCGGTGGTACGTCCCGCGTCATGGCTTATAGCCGCGACCCGTTGAAGGTCGAAGTCCAAATCCCGCAGCGCCTGGAACAGTTCCCGCCGCAGCAAAAGGGCCTCGCATTCGACATCATTTGCGCCCAGGCAACCGGCGGTACCCTGTTGTACTACCCGCTGTCCGTGGTGTTCTGTGATGGTCTTTAGGATTACCTCCTAAAGGTCCCCGCCGGTGGGGTTCGCCGGTACTATTAGGGGCGCCGGGTTTTGTAGCCCAACCCGGTCTGCCCCTTCTTTATTTAGGGCTATAACCTTTTAGGAGTTAAACTATGCTAGTAAACAACAAAGCCGCCCGCGTGATTACTGTTGGACGCGGTGAAGGTGTGCCGAAGCTCATTCTCGTTCCTGGCTTGAACGTCATCCCCGACGAGCACTGGCTGGGCGTCGCTGAAAAGAGCCTCAAGGACCACATCGCCAACGGTACCGTCGTTCCCATCTACAAGGTGGAAAAGAAAACGGAAAAAGACGAAAACGGCAAGGAAAAGAAGGTCGACGCCAACGTTCCTTGTACTCCCGACGAAATCCCAGCGGACAAGCTCGACGACGTTGTGAACGAAATCAAGAGCGAGGACCAGGCTACCAAGTTCGAGAAGGCTTCCAAGAAGGAAGGCGTCCGGATCAAGGCCATGAACCGCAAGAAAGAAATCCACGACGAAATCGAGTCCCGGAAAACTTCCGAAACCTAGTAAGGAGCCCGCAATATGTCCGAACAGCTATCCATTGAAGCATACATAGCCGCCGTGGCTCCGGGTCTTGCCCAGGACCCCGGTTGTTCCGTGTTCGTGGAAATGGCGGAAGAACGGACCCAGCGGAATTTTTACGGGCCGAAATATAACCAGGCCGTCGCACTCATGGCGGCCCACATTTGGTACCTCCTGGGCTCCGGTTCCTCCAGTGTTCCGGGCTCCGGGAATGCCGAGGGCGGTTCCACCGGTGCTATCACTTCGAAGCGTGAGGGCGACCTCTCCGTGAGTTACGGCTCCGGGGCCGTCGCCGCCACCGCGGTTAAGGTGGGCGACACCGACCTGGCGCAGACCCGTTGGGGTTTGCAGTTGCTTGCGATCCGTAAGGGGTGCAGGCCGTTCATGGGCGTATGCTCCGGGGGGTTCAATGCCCGCCCCTAAATTCGTACATAAGGACCTCGGCAAGGCTGCTTTAAAGAGGCAGCTGACGCTGTTGAAGCACCGCGCCGCTCTCGTGGGTATTCCCGGCGGTCTTTCGGCTGACGAGGGCAAGACGACCCTCGCGACCGTCGCCCTGGTGCTGGAGAGGGGCAGCGAGGTCATGAAAATCCCGCCGCGCCCGTTTATGGCGCAAACACGGGAAAAGGCCGCCACGGGCCGCTTTTCGCGTATTATGGCGGGTCTTTACAAGATGGTGGCCGACGGCAAGTTGAATGCCGAAAAGGCCATAAAGACCCTCGGGATGGCATACGAGGGCGAAATGAAAAATATTTTTCTAACTGGTGATTTTGTCCCGAACTCCCCGATTACTATTGGCGGCGGCTGGATGCGCAACCGTGTGAGCGGCAAGGCGTTCAAGGTGAAGGGCAAAGGCAGCTCCCGCCCGCTTATCGACACGGGACACCTCCGGCAGTCAATTACGAACAAGGTGGTCAACGTATGAGCACATTGTTCCCCCGCACCATACAGGCCGAACACCGCACCGGGTCTTACTCCCGTGGCGATTGGGTCGTTTCCACGGTTGAAAGTTTCACGTTTACCGGTAGCGTTCAACCCTTGACGGGCAAGGAAACGGAATTTTTACCGGAGAACCGGCGCGACACCGGTCTTGTAAAAATTTATTCAAACACCCCACTGGCGGTAAGCCTTGAAGGCTCTAACACGGCGGGCGACGTCGTCATTTGGGCGGGCAAGCGCTGGGAGGTGGTGCAGGAGCTCGTGTATGCCAACGGGCTTGTCGAACATTACAAATATATCGCCGCTTACATAGGGACCCAGGAAACGCAGAATAGCGCCCAAGGTACTCCAGCGCAACAGGGGGATGCATGAGCCAGGCGACCAGCGTTTCTATTTTGTGGGGTGTTCTATACGACTGGGTGACCGGAGTGTTGCCCGGCATCGAAGTCGTGAAGGCCTACAAGGATGGCCCCGCCCCTTCCGGTGAATATATCGCGATAGACTACTCCGGTTCATGGCGTCCCGCGGGCACTACTCCGCACGTCGTAGCCGGTACTGACGAAAACAAGACCCAAATCGGGCCCCGCATATATACCTATACGGGGTCCGTTGTCGTTCGTGATGTTTGCGGCGACGGTGAATCGCTCCTGCTACTGTCGGAATCCCTGGACAACAGGGAAACCGTGGACGCGTTCGCCGCCGCCGGTTTTTCCGTTTTGCGCACCCGTGGACCGGAACAGGTCCCCTCGCTGGAACAGAGCACCTGGCGCCATGAATCTATCCTCACGCTGGAAATGGCATGGGCCCGCGGATATGCTGGGACAACTCCGAGCATGGAATCCGTGGAAGTTGTCCAGGAATCCCGCGAGGACCTGGTGACCGAGGGCGGTGATAATTTGGTCGACGCCGACAAAAATAATTTGCAGGCGGTCGAAATTTTAAATATATTTAACGTAGAATAGGAGGCCCGTTATGGCGCTAAACAATATTGTAACAGTAAACATCACGCGGCAGACGACCTCGGTGGCGGTCGCTTCCTTCAATGTGCCGCTCATCCTGTCAACTTTCGCTACGAGCAAAACCACGACGACCTTCACGCGCGCTCGCTCGTATGGCTCTCTCGCTGAACTTGTCGCGGACGGCTGGGCAACTACTGACGCCGTTTACAAGATCGCGCAGGCTATTTTCCTGCAGAATCCGTGCGTTTCCCGTGTCGTTGTTGGGCGTGCCGATAGTGGAGACGCCACGGTCGCCGCAAGTTTGACCGCAATTTTCAACGAAGACCACTCCTGGTATGGCGTGGTTGTTGACCAGGCTATGTCCGCGAACTTTGCAGGCGTCGCGGCCTGGGTTGAAACGGCCCGCCGGTTTGCGGTCTTGTGGACAACGGACGCGAACACCCCGGACGGTACAAAGAGCACAGACCTTGCGAGCACGTTGAAGACCGCAAACTATGACCGCTCCGCCGTGATTTACCGCGAGGCCTTTACTGATGTGGACTACCCGGACGCCGCGTGGATGGGCGAGGGCTTCCCGTTCGAACCGGGTTCCTCTACCTGGGCGTACAAGACGCTCAAGGGTGTAAAGCCTGGCACCGTTACGGACGCGACGGAAACGGCACTCAAGAACAAAAATTGCAACTATTACACCGAAGTCGGCGGCGTGAATATCACCCAGGAAGGCAAGGTCGCCTCCGGTGAATGGATCGATATTATTATCGGCACCGACTGGATCGAAGCCCGAATCCGCGAGGAAGTGTACGGGGCATTCGTCAACAACCGCAAGGTGCCATACTCCGATGTGGGCATCGGTATGATTAAGGGCCTGGTCAAGGGTGTCCTTTTCCGCGCCGCCGGTATGGGTATCTTGCAGGAAGATAGCATCGAGGTGACCGCCCCGAAGTTTGCGGACATCCCGCAAGCCGATAAGATTGCCCGCAAGCTCCCGAACGTCAAGTTCCGCGCACTCTACCAGGGCGCTATCCAAAAAACAGAAATCAACGGTAATATTTCCGTCTAATTTAAGGAGGTCAAGTCATGCCCGTACCCAATGTAGGCGTCAAGACGTACGACCCGAAAATGGTCGTTGTCAACTTCGGCACCCTGGCTATCTCCGGTTATGCCCAGGGCACTTTCATTCGTGTGTCCCGCTCCGGTGACGCGTTCGACAAGCGCAAGGGAGCCGGTGGCGATGTGGAACGTATCAACAAGAACCAGGGCGACTTCGAAGTCACCCTCACCCTGTTGCAGACTTCCAGCACCAACCAGGAACTCTCCGCGATCCTTGCAGCGGACCAGGTGACGAACGCGGGAGTGTTCCCGCTTACCATCGAAGACACCCTCGGCAATACGTTGTTCTTTGCCCCCCAGGCCTGGATTCGTAAGGACCCCGACTGGGAGGACGGCGACGATCTCAACAGCCGTGAGTGGGTCTTCGACACTGGAATCGCTACCAACAACGTCGGAGGCAACTAGCCATGATTTCCCCGGTCACAAAAGAAATCGGCGGATTTTCCGTCCGGTTCCGTCCGTTGCCAGCGACTTCCGCGTTCACACTAGCCAAGCGTGTAGGCGCTTTGCTTTTGCCTGTTCTCAAGACTTTGGACTTGTCGAACCTGTCCGCGGACGTGGACCTTTCCACCCTAATAGATACCGTCGTAGATGTTCTCGCAAATACGACGGACGAACGCGCGGTCGGCATCGTGGTCGATTCCCTTGTGGGCTTGACTATTACGCCGCCCGGTGGTGTTCCTACGGAAATCCTGGACCGGAGCACGGTCGACTCCGTGTTCTGTGGAGAACTTGAGGCGATGTACCTGGTCGTGTTCGAGAGCTGGAGGTACAACAAACTAGCCCCTTTAAAGATGGCGGCTCGCTTTGGACTCCGTCCAGCACCAACAAATACCTCCGAAGGAGCCGCAAGTTCAGCGAGCGCGCCTGGGCCAGCATTGGCGGGGTAGGCACGCTTGCCCCCGAAGTTGAGGACCGGTGGCCCATATTGCGCCTGGTAGTGGACGCGGGCCTACCCTTGAGCGAGGTTGAACGGATGGACCTTGACGACATCCGACAACTGAACGCGGTCCTGGACATGCGGAGGGACTACAACAGCGCCGCGGACGCCTGGGAGTCCGAACAGGTCAAAAAGTCAACGAAGGAGCGCCGCAATGGTAATTGAAGAATTATATACCCGGCTAGGGTTCCAGGTTGACCCCCAGGGCATAGAAAAGGGCAAGCAGCTTCTCTCCAGTTTCAAGAGCTGGGTCGGCGGTCTTGCTATCGGGGCCGGTTTTACGCTTTTGGCAAAGACCGGGCTCGACGCCGCGATGTCTATGGAGTCCCTAAACGCCCAATTTACGGTCATGGCGGGCTCCGCGGAACGTTCCCGCGACTTGATTGCTGAAATATCGGATTTTGCCGCAAAAACCCCATTTTCTAAACTGGGCCTTGCAGATGCAGGCAAGACGCTCATGGCCTTCGGGCTCGAAGCTGATAAGGTTGTCCCGACACTCAAGATGCTGGGCGACGTTGCGGGCGCGGATCAAAACAAGCTAAAGGGCCTCGCCCTTGTCTTCGGGCAAATACAGAGCACCGGGAAACTTATGGGCCAGGATTTGCTCCAGCTCATAAACCAGGGGTTCAACCCATTAACGGAAATTTCAAAGCAGACCGGCATCTCCGTTGCTAAATTGAAGGACGGGATGTCCCAGGGCGTTATTACCGCGGACATGGTGACCGCGGCGTTCAAGAGCGCCACGAGCGAGGGGGGCCTGTTTTTCGGGAACCTCGAAGCACAGAGCCAAACGTTCACGGGTAAGATTTCCACACTAAAAGACAATTTTGTAACCGCCCTGCAGAACATGGCGGAGGCGTTCTTGCCCATGCTCAAGGCGGGGGCCGATATGCTAATCGCTTTCGACTGGACCCCGATTGTTTCGAGCATCCAGGCGGTCGCCGGTGCCTTGCAGAAACTCCCGGACATGTTCGGAACGATAGCAACGTGGGCTCGACGTTTGGCGCCCCTGGTCTATGTGATATTTGGGCCTGCGATAAATGCCCAAATTATGCGGTACGTTGCCGCGTTGCGGTCCGCTATCACGGCCTCAGGAGCGTTTGCCGCGGTCCAGGGAATTGTTCAGCGCGCGGCCCTTGCAAGCGGCGCTGCCATGAACTACCAAATCACGACCATCGGTCTCTTGAAATCCGCGTTTTTTAGCTTGAAGACTTCCGCGGTGTCGTCATTCCGGGCAATAGGGCTGGCCATGAAGACCGCGCTCGGTCCTATCGGTATTGCCCTTATGGCTATCGAGGGGTTCGTTGAGGCGTACAACTGGCTAAAGAACAAGACGGAAAAAGAAGCGTCCGAAAAGGAGCTCCAGTTCGCCCGAAATCTTTTTAAAGACAAGTTCCTGCGGGAGCGCAAGACGCGCGAGCAGGTTCTCGACGAACTGGAAGGCAAGCTCGAGGACCGCAAGCAACAGGTCGTGAACCTACAGGAACAGGCCCGCATGGGCGGGCGCGTGGGCCTTGAGGCTTCCAAGCAGATAGAGAAGCTGACCCCCGACATCCGGGGCCGCGAGAAGGTGCTCGACCTGTTAAAACAAGTTTACGCGGAACAGACCGGCGTGGCGTGGCGTTCCCGTACTCCCTCTATGATAGTTGACCCGAAACTGGGTGGCGACAACCGGGAATTTTTGGCGGCGTTTGCCGGTCTTGAAAAAGCTATTAAGGACAACGAAAAGGCGACAAAGAAGAACACGGCGGCGACGGACGCGAACACGCAGGCGCAGCGCTCGTTCGATATTTCGGAACTCTCCCGCAAGGCCTTCGACGCCGCGTTCAACGTCAAACTGCGCGAACTGACCCTGGGGACAATATGATAAGCACGATCGGCGCAATAGTGAACAGCATAACCGGCAAGGACAAGCTGCCGCAACATGTGTGCCTCTTTTATCGCAAGGACGGCTACCGCGTGGGCTCCGTCGATATCGACTTGATAATTGAGGAAAACCACGAGAAAAACGCCGTGGTGACCGAGAACCCGTTACAGGATGGGCGGTCCGTGTCCGACGGTATCTACAACTTGCTACGGGAGGGCACCCTTACCGGCCTTGTCTCTAACCATTCCCTGCGGCATGTTGAGGAACTGGACGAACAGAGCGCGGAGGCCATCCTGGATTTGGCACAGTGGGAACCGCTAAAGAACCGCGCCGAGCAGGCTTGGACCGACTTGAAGGAAATAATGGACAACCGGGAGCTGGTCACCATCGTGTGCGCCCTGGAAGTGTACAACGATGTAGCCATTACGCACGTCGGGGCGGTCCGTGACGGGGAGAGCGGCGACGCCCAGGAGTTCGAGCTTTCGTTCCGTCAAGTAAAACGGGTCCGGCTCAACGAGCACCGCGTTTCCCTGGATGTTGAAGAACCCGAAAACATGGACACTGACATCAACCGCGCCGCCGCCGTGAACCTCGACGGAGGGCAACAGGTAGCCGCCGAACCTACAGCGGCACAACGTGAACAGTTAATCCTGGGGGTTCAGTGATGTTGCGTATCCCGTTCGATCCTAAAAAGAGCGCCGACCAGTCTCTCCGGGTCCTCATACCGGAACTGCAGGTGATGGCGCTCCGTCTTGTGTGGAATATCCGGGCCGAGGGTTGGGATGTCATGGTAGCAGATACGGAAGGCGCGAGCTTGGGGTATTTGCGGCTGGTGCCTAATTTCCCGCTATTGTATGAACACAAGGGCCTGTCGCCTATTGTGGGCGATCTTATCGCGTTGCCGCTTACGGAAGGCACCGGGCGCCCGCTTACAGATTACGACGCCCTGGGTGAATCCTGGGGTCTCTTTTGGCTTTCGCCCGAAGACGTGAAGGCATGGGAGCAGGCAAATGGCTTGGGGTAGGGTTGTACGTCTCGAAGCCGTGAACAAGGACGGCGTCCAGGTGGATGTTGCGGGCTTGCGCATAGACGCGAGCTGCACCCGTTCCCGCGTCTTCGACGACAACAGCATGGACGCGACCATTATCAACGCGAACGACGACACGGTGTCCCGTTTCTTGCAGCGCGGGACCAATGTGGCCCTGTATGCCGGTTACGAGGACGAAGGCGAGCCGGGCCTCATGTACCAGGGGAACATCATAGACTCGAAGACGGTCCAACAGGGCCCCGACCGCGTGACAACCATCCGGTCGATGTCCTTGCGATCGCTTACCCGACCGTTCACAGCTACCCCGGTATGTCTTTCGTTCCTTCCAAATTCCACGGCAAAAGATGTGCTGGAGAGTATCGCCGCGACCCTGGGTCTTGTACCCATCGGAATGGAAATGGCCGCCGAGGCCGTTTTTCCGTCGGGTTGGACTTTTGTGGGTCCCGTCTCGAATGCGTTTAAGCGCTTGGGGCAAGACTTGAGGGCAAAGGGGATGGGCCTGTACGTGGACCTCGCGGAGCTGGTGGTGTTCCGTCATGGCGCCCCGTCGGAGTATTCCGTCGTGTACTTGACGCCCGACACCGGGTTGCTGGGGGTCCAGGATTCCACGGACTACATGGGCGCGGCACGGTCCAACCTTTCGAGCTTGCCGAGCAAGGATTCCCTAAAGAAAGACGACCCGCCGGTACTCACGAAAGAGGACGTCGACGACGTGTACCGCTACCTTGAAAAAATTTTTACAAACATGAAAAAGACCTACTCGGTCCGCACCCTGGTGGTTCCGAAGGTTCGCCCGAACTCCCTTGTACACATCGACTACCCGGTGGGGAGCGTTTCGGGCCTGTTCGTCGTGGACCGCATGAACGTATCGGTGGGCAATGGCCCCGATTCTTCCTTTTACATGAACCTGGACTTGGTGGAGGCTTGACGCTATGAACATGGGCCCCGCGCTTGATAGCTTCTTGAATGCCTGGATGGACGCGATGCACACGGCACTGCCAGCGCGCGTATCGTCTTATGACACGAAGACACACCGGGCAAAGGTGACACCGACGATACGGCACCTTATGGACAACGGAATGCAGATAGAGCTGCCCGAACTGGTCGACGTGCCCGTTGTGTTCCCTTCCTCGAAGGCGTTCGACCTGGAGTTTCCGCTCGACAAGGACGACCCCGTTTTGCTGGTGTTCCTGGAGGCGGACACGGCAAGCTGGAAATCGGGAGCCGTACCCGCCACACCGGACACCGCCTCGCGTTTCTCCCTGGATTCCGCGGTCGCGATTCCTGGATTGTCACCGAAGCCGGTCCAGGGTCGCGCCCGCATTACCATCGATCAGGACGGGACCGTAACCTGGACCGCTAAAAAATTTGTTTTTAAGGGGCAGACCGTATTCAAGGACGCGGTGATTGCCCGCGATGACGTGTACGTGGGACCGGAACCGACTGGCCCGGGCGTATCGCTCAAGAACCACATCCATCAAACCGGCGCAGGCCCGTCAACGCCGCCCGATCCGCCGACACCCATTCCTCCGGAGGTGAAGTAATGGCCCTAAATATCGAAAGTTTCAAGGAGAGCCTCGCGGGAGCGATGCAGGCCGCCGCGGAGCAGAACATGGCGAACCCTTCGACGACGGAAGACGCAATACGCAGGCTCGCGGACGCTATCGCGGAGCAGGTGGACGCCTACGTGAAGACGATGACGATAACGATAGCGACGGGGCTTGTACAGGTCCAGGGGACACCTTCGGCCCAGGCGAACGCGGCGCCGATAATCATTGATGGGGGTGTTTCTTGATCCGTTCTCGGTATCGGGCGCCCTGGTGAGCGTCGGGCCGTTTTCGGGTGGACCATCGGGGGCGCCCTCTTTTATTAAATATTTATTATTTTTATCTTACCAAAATATGTTATATTTTAGGTATGCAGCTAGAATTGAACACGGCAACCTGGGATTTGGAGCTGGGCCCCGACGGCAACATACGCACCCTCGGTGATAGTGACCCCGCCGCCCTTCTATCCCAGCGCATTTGTCACCGACTGAGGACGTTCCGGGGTGAGTGTTACCTGGACCGCTCGGTTGGTGTTCCGTATTTCTCCGAAGTGCTCAAGAAGCGCCCGGACCTGGGACACATCCGGTCCCTTCTCGTTTCGGTGATCCGTTCAGTGCCCGGTGTTTTAAAGGTTCTAGCCTTAAATCTTGATTACAGGCAAGGGGAACGCGTTCTGCGCGTTCAGTTCAACGCCCAGGGCGACGGATTCACCGCCGCAGGCGAGGTATAGTATGGCGCAATTTGTGACCGAGACGGGATTTGCACGCAAGACGCTCCAGGAAATCCGGGCGGACCTCGAGGCCCGTCTAAAACAAGTTTTCGGCCCTTCTTTCGAGACTTCGGTAGACAGCCCGAACGGGCAGCTTGTGGGCGCTCTATCTATGGCGCTCTCGAACGTGTGGGAACTTGCCCAGGAGGTTTATGACTCCAGGGACCCCGCCCAGGCTACCGGCGTCTCTCTCGACTTTGCCGCCGCTATAAATAGCATTTTCCGCAAGGAGGCGACCGCTTGTGCCGTCACCGCGGTTCTTTACACGCTGGACGCTTCCGCAACCATCCCTGCAGGATCGCGGGCCATGCGCACCCGCGGGAGCCTGTTGTTCACGCTGGACCGGGCGGTCACTATTTCCCGCGCCGCCTGTAAATATTTGTTTATTGTTGACGACGGCTCGGAACTCAACACCGAGTACGTCTTCCACTTTACCTTCGGGGATGTGACCCTGGAAAATACGCTCCCGGGCGTCTCGAACTTGCAGAAGCTCCATACCCTTATTTGGGCTGCGGGCGGCTATGCGGAACTTCGGGACGACGGCCTGCTGGTATGGGGCGACACTTCGGTAGGCATTACCGGCACGTTGCCCGACGATTTCGAAATTTACGCAGGTGCGGAGGGTGACTTTACCGCGGTGACGACGGGCCCGCAAACATGCGAAATCGGGGAGCTCGACAACATCCCCACCACGGTCCAGGGTTGGGACATGGTGCGGAACTACGTCGCGGGCGTTCCCGGTACATCCATCGAGACCGACGCGGAGTTGCGGATACGTCGCGCCCAGGCGGCCCGCGCTATAAAGACGACCGGTACGGACCCCGCTCTCGAGGCTCACTTGAGGAACGACGTCCGTGGCGTCGTGGCGGCCCGCGTAATTTCGAACCGCACGATGGTGACGGACTCCGACGGTCGCCCGCCTAAAAGTTTTGAGGCTCTCGTTTCGGGCGGCACCGACGAGGATGTAGCTCAGTGTATATGGAAGAACCAGGCCAGCGGCATTGAGTCCTACGGCAACCACTCCGTGGAAATTACCGACGACAACGGCGATGGCCAGCTGATTTCGTTCAGCCGTGCCCAGGCCCGTTTCCTGTGGGTCCGCGTGGTCTATCACTTGTATAGCGAGGAACAGTTCCCCGGCGAGGATAGCTTGCGTGCGTCTTTGGTGGAATGGGCGAACCAGGAATACAACGTAGGCCGCGACGTGATCCCCGACCGCATATATTCCGCATTATACCCCCCGTACATAAACGGCGTGGGGCAGGCTACCATTACGGTCGCCGTTACGTCTTCGGAAAACGAGACCCCGTTGTTCGGTGATTCCGTCATTCCTATTGGTCCCTCTCAATTTGCCAGCCTGGTCGCGGACCGGGTTGTCCTTGTCCCGGCGGTGTAGCTATGGCGGTTCGTTCCCTGGTCCCCTATCGCGAATTTACGAAGCCCACAATTCTTGAGCAGTACAAGCGCTCGGAAAAGTTGCGGGGGCTTATTAACGCCGTCCTGGACCAGTGCGACAACCTCGAGGTGGCCTTCCTGGAAATCTTGCAGGCGCTGAACCTTGACGACGCGGTGGGGCCGTCCCTTGACGCTATCGGGGCCCTTGCCGGCGTGGATCGCATACCGGGTGAGCTCGACGAAGAATACCGGCAACGCATAAAGGTTTATTTGAACTTGACGGACATCCCGGCGCCCGAAGCGTTGCGGCGTGTCTTGAAGTTCGTGACGGGTTGCGAGTTTGTGGGGTTGTACCCTAACTGGCCCGCGGAACTTTACTACGTGCTATACGGAGAGACGACCGCGGACTTGTCGAACCTGGAAACAGAAAACATGACAGGCGGCGCCTCGCTTGTTCGCGGTACCTTCCTTGTCGGGGAAATGGACGACAACGGGGAATACGAATGCGGCTACATCGTGAACGAGGACAACGGGCAACCGCTGGTGGTCGATTACTACTACCCGACAACGTTGTACGAAGTAGTGAACGAGGAAGATGTAGAAATTTTAATAAAGGACAACGCCACGGAAGAAACGACCGAGCCGTTGCTTGCCCTGGACTATTAACAACCAATAATCGGAGGACCAATTATGGGTAAACGATTTAGAGAACTTACGCAGACGGCAACCGATGCGGATTTTGTCGAGGGCAATTACTTCGGGGTCGATACTTCGAGAGTAACAAAGAAAGTACCGGCTAACCTTGTCGCCAAAGCAAGCGAACAGGCGGCGCTCACGACCTACGTGCAGAACGTAGCTGACAGATTTAATGTTGCTGAAAAATCGGTGAATGACGTTGAAAATGCAGTTTATTCGTACTCCGATGTTGCCGTCAACACTACAGTCAGTGGGTACTCTATAGACCCGAGCACAGGGCTTGCAGTTTCTAACGAATCGAAAAAAATTGTCAAATTCGCCGTTACGGCTGGTGCAAAGGTGAAGGCCGTTACTACAGGCTATTCGCAGTTCCAGTCTTCTGCGACCGTGCCTTCTGTAGCGCCTGCAAACAGAATCGGAGATACTTATGAGGGCACGACGACTGTACTCACGGTGCCGTCCGGTGCTACTTTCTTTGTAATCGCTTGCGATACAGGCGAAACTCCGCATGCATATGTACCGAGCAGCAAGCCCAATGCGAACGAGTCGAAAATATCAAGTTTGGCTTCCGAACTCGACCACGTTACAGGAACGTCGAAGGTAGCTATTACTGAAGGCGGTTACATCACTACGAGTGGTGATTCTGTCGATGTAAGCGAAGTCACGGCAAATTCGAATTACTGTCACGTGGTTGTATCTTGCAGTCCTGGGGATAAATTTACGGTCACAGGCACGGGCGGCAGTTCTCCTCGTCTTTGGTGCTTCATCAAGGCTGACGGAACATCTCTCGACAAAGCGGTTGCAGGTGATACCTCGACGGACAAGACAATTACAGCACCGTCGGCAAGTGGTTATCTTGTCGTAAACGTTGATATTCGGCATGATTACTCTTTGTATAAAGGGGTTATCACAAAGAACATCGAAGGGGAAGTCGAAGCTCTAGAAAAAAATGTTTCTAGTGGTGTAAACCTTTTTGATAAAAGTAACTACAACGTAATCAATGCCCTAATCAATTCTTCGACAAAAGTTTTGACGAGTAACAGTAATTGCCGGAGCGTGTGGATTCATTGCAGCGCAAACCAGTCGTACACGGTAAGCAAGCGTCTTTCCGAGCGTTTTGTTATCGGGTATTGCCATTCAACGCCTACCGCGGGAATGACTCTCGATTATACTGTGGGTGGAGATTCTTCTACTAAAAGTCTCACACTATGTACAGCAAGCGATACAACGTATCTTGTGGTGTTCTTGTATGCCTCCACTGCGGACACGCTTACACTTGACGAGATTTTAGACACTCTCCAAATTCAAACAGGAGTCATCGCCACGGCTCTTGCAGGCCATACTACTATTAAGGACGACGTAGCGAGGGCGAAGATTGATAATGTGGTTGATGTTGGCAAGTCGTTTAATTTATTCGATGTTAATAATTACAACGTTTTAAATGTTACTTTGAATGAAGCGACAAAGAAGGTTGTCAGCAATAACAACGCAAGAAGTATCTATATACCTGTCGCTGCAAACACTTTCTACACGGTAACTAAAAGGGCGTCGGAACGTTTTACTGTTGCAAGTTGCCAGACTATCCCCGCCAATGACGTTTCTTTGACAAGTGTACAGGCGAAGAATGATACAACATCAATTACGATTAAGACAGGAGCTAGTGACGCTTATCTTGTGGCGTTGATATACTCAGCCGAAAGAGATACACTGACTTTCGAACAAATTTTAAATACTTTGAAAATCGAAAAGCGTGTTGACGGGGAAAACATCCATAATCAACCATTTACTGTGCTTCCCAATTACATTGTCAATACAATGGCTTACAAACCGATGGCAAAACCGAACAAGGGATATATTTGTCTTGTTTCGGATGATGGTGCAGAAGAACTTGCGACTTATGCTTTGCCGATGGTAATTTCGAAGGGAGTGCCACTTACGATGGCTGTAATGTCTAACTCCGAAGTATTCGACGGTGGAACGCTACAGGCCGCCGTTATAGACGCTGTCGAAAATCACGGTTGCAAGATAGCACAACATGGCGGCGTCCGCTGGACTACTTACACGGAATTGCGATTGCGGATTTTCTTCGAGACTGAAAAAGCTTTCTTTGACTCACTCGGTCTTGCCGTAGAGGGCGCCGTTATTCCCGAACATTACGGTTCCAATCTGATACAAGCCGTCGCAGGTGGCTTGTACGGAGTCGTCCGAAGCGGTTACTCCGGCTATGATGCCGATGGAGTGGCTGGCGAACTGCATGATTACTACGACCACTACACATCGGGCGAAGGTAGTAATCTCTACGGTCTTTCATCTTTCAATCCATCTAATGACCTTAATGAAAGTAAGGATGCCATTGACTACGCATATGCTAACGCTAAGGTTGTGATTGTGTACTGGCACGAAAATGCACTTGATGCAACAAAGAAGGCTAATATTGAAGGCATGATTGATTACGCCAAAACGAAGGGCCTGGAATTTGTAACGCTAGGCCAGTTGGCTCACCTCATCGACTTGCAAAGAACTTCAGTGTAAATCATGCCGACCAACGAACAATCAAAATGGCGCACGTTCCTGCGCCCTCTCGTAGAGGCTGCCGTGACAGCACTTGCCGTATATGCGGCAGGGGCGCAGCACGGACGATGTAACGGATTTGAATAAAGGAGTTTGAATTATGGAGCTTTCTTCGATTTTCTCAACGATAGGCAACGTGCTGGGCTATCCGGCGATGCTCCTTATCTTTTGGCTGTACATCAAGGTCAAGGACACGGAGAAGCGGCTACAGCAGGGCGACTCCGACATGAAGGAGATGCTCAAGCTGATAACGGATATTCGCATTGACGTGGCCGTTTTGCGTGGCAAGAAAGAGGACGAGAGCAACAAATGACGCTTTGACCTATGGTGATTTTCGCCGTACTCGGTGTTCTGAACGAGCTTGTGGACGGTGACGAAGTTTCGTTTATACGTGGTAAACTTTAGAGCATGAAGGGCGAAAAATGATTTTAATTACTTTACTCGTAATTATTGGTGGAATTATCCAGGAACTACCGGAGTGACTCCGTGAACTTTAAGGAGGTTTAAATATGCCGTATAACAGAAATCGGGTACCGGACTCCCCCATGACACCGGGGATGCTCCCACCGGCTACCGAACTACACGACTCAGACTTTGTCATAGTTATTCAACCAGTAAATGACCCCGGACAAAAGACGAGAACAACCACGCTCTCCCAGCTTGCCGGGTATATTGCCGGTGGCGGCGTTTCCTCGATTACGTTCACGGGTGAAAACGGGTACACGGCGACCGCGAGCGGCGATGGATTCAACTATCACAAAGACGCCACAGTTGAGGACCAGGCGGCCCGCGATTTCGGCATTGACGACGACGGAATCTACGCAACGGTAACCACCAGCAACTATACAAAAAAATTCGAAGTTTTGCCCGACGAGGTGAAGTATTCGAAGACCGTCGGTGGCTTGACGAACAAAGTCGAAATTTTCGAGGATTATGTTCTAATTACGCACCAGGTACAGAACGGTGCGACCGTGGAAACGCACACGAGCAGAATCGGCTGGGACTCCATGCGGGCGCCGGTCTTGAACGTGATGCAAGACGAAAACAACCTCATCCCGATAAGTTGGGACGTTACGAACAGCGAGCTGGTAATTTGGAGACGGGCCAATAACGGCAAGGTCGCAGTCCCAAAATTGCACGTTTACGGTACCCTGGATGTAGAAAAGGACACGACCATCGACGCCGATGTGGTTATTTCTAAAACCTTAACAGTGGGCGGGAGAGCCGATTTTAACGGCGGCTTTACAGTAATAAAAAATTTATACGCCACAGATTATGCCGATTTAAAAGGCGTTTCAAATGTGGAAATGAACATGAGCGACACCCGCGCGGTTATAAAGTGTTCCAGTTCGGCAAACCCGACGCTTCCAAGCGACGCCCCTGTTGGTCGTCGTGTGATCGTCGTAAATGACACATCCAGCTCACAAACGGTAACGATGGGGGCGTACACAAAAACCATAAACGCTTACGAGGCCGCGGAGTTTATCCGCGCGACATCGGACGAAACAACGGGCTGGTACCCACTTTCATAAATTGAAATTGTTGGCCGGGGAACCAACAGCGAGGGGCCGGGGAGAAATCCCCGACCCTTTTTACTTCAACAGCTCCAGCAACAACAACAGGAACCCCAGGGCGCCCGAAACGGAGCAGGCAAGGAACATGAGCCCCAGGAACAGTAAGACCGCCTCCGCGGCCCTATTCCGTGGCACTGGGGCCTCCTATCATGCGGCGTTCTTCCTTGATGTGCAATTCCGGGAACACGAGCCCGTCGAGCTCGTTTGCGGCGCGTATGGCGTCGCGCAAATCAAATCCGGGTTCCTTACCGGAGCTCTCCCCGTTCGAGGGCCACAGAATGTCCGCCTGTTTATAGAACATATAATCGAAGGCCGCGCGGCGGCTTTTTATTTCTTCCTTTATCCTGGCTTCCAGTTTAGCCCGTTCGCGCTTGTACATGTTGAGGACGGAAGTAAGGACGGGCCAAAGTTTGGCGTGCTCGTCTTCTGTGAGTGCGATTTCAATACTCCGGTTATACTGGCTCGTTTTGGGTGCCATTACATATTGGGCGTAGTTGTAGGGCTCCCCGCATCCCACTTCGATGTCCAGTTTCTTTTTTATGACGTGGCGGGCTACACTTGCCGCTTCCGCGGTCAACTTGTCCAGGACGTACACCTTGCGGGCTTCCTGGATGTCTTCCAGGCGCAGGCCGTACTTTTCGAGCAGGCGGTCACGTAAGCGGACCGCGTTTTCGCGTTCGGGGTCGTCTTTGCTCGATACCTGGATGCGGTACTGGAGCTTGCGCAGGATGGCTACGATGTTCCCACGGATCATGCGGCGCCTCCCAGTTTAGCGACGGCGGCGAACATGGCGGAACCCCGGACCTTCTCCGAAAAATGGCGGCAAGGTTCCAGGCCTACGACGGTCACGCGACGATTGGCGGCGAACGCGGAAGTCTTGAGCCCGTGTTTCTTCGAAATTGTGCTGGCGTATGCCTTGCCGATACCTACACGACGACCGCAAAAGCCGTCGATGACGTAGGTGTCCTTGGAATGCTTGTGCATCTTGAACAGGCAACCGGGGAAAAGTTCGGTGAGTGTTGCGCGCATGGTGGTATCCTCGTGTTAGGCGTTGGTTGTTGTTTCTTACATGAGTAAATATACAAAAAGCTCCCAGGGATGGGAGCTTACAAATTACTTACATTTTGCTTACTTTCTAATCCGCAGTCCGTTGCTTGCCAATCGTTTGTTTATGAGCTTGCGCTGCCAGGGTTTCTTGTGCTTGAGCGTCAAGTAACGGGTGATAGGATCGTAGCAAAAATGCCAAAATTCGAAGTCGGTCATGGTTTAAAATTTAGTTTATTTTTTAGGGTGCTTAATATCGGAAATCTTGACAAGTTCGAAGTGGTGGTAGTCGTTGCCGCCCTTTTTATTTATCCACGCTCCAGGTTCTACCTTGTCGGGACGGCGGAACCGTTCCCCGTGGATGGTGACAATTTGGGTCTTGGTCGTCTTTGCAATACCAATATACCGGTTATGGTAGCCCGCGAACGAGTCCGCGATACACAGGCCCAGGAACTCCGGGTCGACTTCGGGTTTCTTCATGTGCTCTCCTTTTTTGCGCGGCACCAGGCGACCGGATTCTTCACGCCGGTTGCCCAGTCTTCGCCGGTGTGGTAGCCGATGTATTTCCGGTGCATTTCGTCGCGTATTATGATATCCTCCCAGGGTTTGGGCTTTTCTGTCATTGGGTGCCATCCCAGGTACTCCAGCTCGGCTTCCGCGGTGACCGCCCGTTCCTGGTATTTCGCGTTTAGCGTCTTGAGATTTTCGACCTCCCGCGACAAGTTGGATACAGCCGACGGGATTTGGAGCGCCTTGAGTTGCGCCAGTTCTTTCGTCATGCGGTCGAAATCCGTCTGCGGGACAAGGACAAAACGGGGGTACATTTCCTCGGGTTTTAATGGGGCTATCGCCAAAGGACGCTGCATTTCTTTCTCGATGGCGTCGAGGGCTTCCTTCGGTATCTTGACATTGGGGTCCAGCTTGTAAACGTCACACACCGGCGGCCTCCTTTTCGAGTGCATAGTTTGCGTACCGCTTGCCCGTGTTCGGGTCTTTTATTGTGCGGGCTACGATACGCAGGCCCAGTTTCTTCAAGTCCGCGATACGGGCGCCCAGGCGAAAACAGTTGAACTTGTTTAAGGCTTCGAGGGGCGTGATACTGTGCCCCGCTTCGAGGTATTCCCGGATGGCTTGATTCTGTGATTTTTGCATTGTTACCCCCTTTTATAAGGTTCTTTTAAATTCCAGTTTCCAGCTGGCGGAACTATCATGCCCGCGACTTCAACGACGCGGCCCTTGCCGTCTATCGTTTCCGTGATCTTGCGCTCCAGGCGCTCGAACAACTCCAGGACCGCACACATCACAAGGCTTTTTAAATCATGCCGGGAGACGTAGAGGTCATAGAGACGCATGGCGGCGCTCGCCTCCAGGGTATAGCATTTGCCCTTCGGTATCGGTTCCCCGAACCCGTCCACGGCTTGCACCGCTTTTGTCGTACGGGCGCGGATTAGGATGTGGGCGCCGCAAAAATCATAATCCAGGCGGTATCCTTTATTTTGGGCAATAGACCCGAGCTGCATGATTACGCGGGTGGAGTTTTCGCGGACTTCCACCAGGGGGCGACAATCGCGGCACGATTCGAAATATCCCGCCCGGCGTGTCTTGCCGCAAATCGGGCAATACTTGTGTGGGGCTTTGCGCGTGCGCTTTCGTGAATGCTCGGGATGGCCCAGGGCGCGCTTTATATTGACTTTGTAACGGCGGTGCCCCATTTTCCGCATTAATTTCTGTGTGGACTTTGCCATTGGAATTTTGCCAATATTTGGGTTCCTGTTGCTGGTCTTGCTCATTTTGTGCCTTCCAGGAAATCTAGGACGCCCTGTTTCGTGATTTGGTGCTCCGTGTCCATAAGTATCGGCATGATCAGCGCGAGGGCGTCCTCGCACGCATAGACGCGGGCGGTGGTGTTGTTCTGTGAGTCCCCCAGCATCCTGGGGCTTATGCGCTTCGGTACTTCCTTGCCCATAGCCTTGAGCGCTCCTGTGATGGCATTATCGACCAGGCACGCGAGGGCGGGGTCCGTCTTTGCGGTCCATTCCTGGTCCAGGCGCGTCTTCGGGACAAGCTGTTCCCACTCCGGGAACATGGCGGGCTGCTCGATGTTTTCCCACCCAGGGATTCCGAACCCGACGGTAGGCACCGAGCGGTAGTTCCAATATCCGGGGAGTTTAACCAGGTCCGCACAGTTCGCCACGTCCTGGGCGCTCTGTGGATCGCGTAGGATGTTTGCCAGGGTTTTGGGAATGCGTATGGCGACAAGTACCGACACGTTGGTGGCTACAAGATAGCCATGCCTGCCGCGTGTCCGCGACGGTTGGAACCAGGCGCACCGGGTGTACTTCCTGGGGTCCTTTGCTTCTATCGGGACCATTATCGGGCGCAATTCACGTAGTATGCGGGCAAGCGCCCACAGGTCCTCGTACGTAGGTTTGTGGGCCTGTTTGGCGTGTAAAGCCTGGACCGCGGCGTCCTGGTTGTCGTCATGGTTCGCGCCCGGGGCTTCGGTTATTTCCTGGGCTACCTCGGGGAACTCCGTCGCCGTCGGTATCACCGGCGGTTTTTCTTTCGGTAGCGGGTTATGTGTCACCCATTTCTTGCGGCCCACTGGTCGCGGTGCAATTTCGTCGTCGTCAAGATCGAAGAAAGACACGGGGCGCCTCCTTATAGGTGTTCCAGGGTTCCGACAAGGGCGAATGCGGCAACCACGACCAGGATACCGGCTACGGTCGCGCATTCGTCGATTACGTTCTTTATTAGCCGGGTGCGGGCTTCTTTTTTGCGGTAATGGGCGTACCATCCGCCAGCGGGTTCAATTTCTTTTATATCCATAAATTCGGGGTCCTTTTGGGAATAGATAGAGGAAGGGCCGGTGGGCCCTATGCCTTGATTAGTTCAATAATTTTCAATGTGAAGTCGATGGCCTCGGCTTCTTCCGTAAAGTAGGCGACGGCGGCCATTTCGTTTAGCTGGTATTTAACGGCGTAGCAGTCTTTGAGTGCCTTTTGGGCGCTGGATAGTTTCATTTCACCGGTTACGGATAGCTTGTAATATTCGTTCCAGTAGCACCCCGCCGTGAGGGAATAAAGCGTAACGGCGTTTTTGTCGTCTTTGGTGCGATAGTCCTTCATCATCCAGCACCAGCAGCCGTTTACATGAGCTTCTCCCAGCTGGTCTTCCGTGATCTTTGCGCGGGCTTCGACGTATTCTCTAGGGTTTGCGATTCTCATTTGGGGTTTCTCCGTTACTTGTAAGCAGGCATAGGGATGCGGGCTTCGGAACCGCGTCCAAAGATTTGAACACACAGGGCGGGCTTGTAGTTCCTGTTCGGGTTCGCCATTTCGGTGCCGCTTTCGAACCAAATGCGGGCGATATTCTTGAGCGCTGTGTTTCCGTAGCCTTTAACTTTTCTAACAAGTTTGAGCGCTTTGCGGCAGGCTTCGGGGCTCGGGTTTTCATCCTTGCCAATGAACACGCGGAACATGCCCACGCGTTTCTTTTGGGCATAACGTACGTTTTGCTTGTGCAATATTTCGTCGAATTTCTCGGGATTTACGAACCAGTCAACCCTGCTTTTTATTCTGACAAATACCCGCTCGCGTTGTTCCTGGCATTCAACCAGGCGGAAGGAATCCTCCGACCAAAGTTTACCGATAACCGCGGAACCGACGGTGACGGATTTGTTGCAAAGGTGCTCGGATTTGTACTGTATCCACATGTACACAACGTGGCGAACGTTTCCACGCACAAAAACAACTGCGGTTTTGCATTCGTGGGCATGAATGAACGGGTCGATGGTCCAGCCGTCGTTGATGTACTGGGCGACCTGTTCCGTGTAAATCTTTTTGAGCTGTTCGAGTTTCATTGTGGTATCCTCGTGTGGGTTGTTGGTTGTTGTTTCTTACATGAGTAAATATAAAATAAGTTCCCAGGGGTGGGAACTTACATATTACTTACATTTTACTTACATCCCACGAGGTCCCAAAAGTTCCTGCATTATTTCACGGGCTTCCTGTGGCGTCATGTCCCCGGGGTCCTTGAGGTTTCCCGCGGCGTCCCTGTTGTCGGTACGGCACAATTCGACACGGCACCCGGCGGCGGCAAGGTCGCGCGCATAGTCGCGTCCGTGTGCCTGGGCCGTGTCTTCGGGATCGAACAGAAAGAAAACGCGGCGCCACCGCGATAGCAGGTTCACCTGTTCCCGCGTGAGCGACGTTCCGAAGGTAGCAACGGAACCGGGCCCTAGCCTCCATTGGTCGAAAATACCCTCGCACACGACGATGGAATCGCGGGCCGTGCAGGTTTCCGCCCCGTATAGCGTGTGCTTGTAGTGCATGAGGCATTCTTCCACGTCGGGGAACAGGTACCGCGGTTGCTGGACTTCGTCGTCTATGGCACGCGCCTGCCACGCCACGGGGCGCCCTCCCAGGTCATAGACCGGGATTACTATCCGATACCCTACGTCGATGTTTTTCTTGCCCCAGCGCTCGATTAGCGTGTAGCGTATGCCGTGGCGGAACTCCAGCTCGCACGGGTCGAAGTTTCGGCCCTCCAGGTATCGCCGGTGGCATGGATAGCAGTGCGTCCCGCCCGGTAACTTCAGCGACGTTGCGGAGGCCTTCTTTGCCGTGTTCCTGGACGTTTCCGGGGCTTTTCCTGTGGTATATCGCGCAATATAGCTGCGGGCGGTATCTACCGGTATGTTCGCGGCCCTGGCAAGCGCTATCGACGGGGCGCCGCCCTTGCACCTCCAGCATGAATACGAGCCTCGGTCAATGGAGAACCCGCCGTGGTTGCTGTGGTCGTCACAAAACGGGCACCGGATGTTGATGTTACCCGGTGCCACGTTCTTACCGGCGTCCCAGTTAGGGACTCCAAGGTCGTCGAGCAGTTGCTTCCAGTCCGTCACGGCTAAAACCTTTTTTCGGCCCGCTTTATCGCGGCCAGGATATTTCCGTATTTCTTGTCCAGGTCTTCGGACTCGCAGAACGCGTAGGCAAGTTTCACCAGTTGCCCGCCCACGATAACATAGAACAGGGCATACATGGCGTCGGCTCCGAAGACGAAATACTCGATAATTCCGAAGACCCATCCAGCGATGCCTAGCAGCATAATCGATACGATAAATAAAGCTAACATTTGAAAACCTCTTTTTAAGTTTTAGATTCCCCGGGTTCTTTTTTCCTGTTGTCCTTATACGTGAACAACCGGTCCTCACCAACGAGGGTCGGGCTAATCACGTAAACTTGCAGGCGCTTGACAAGTCCCCGCGAGTACAGGTGATACAGGGCGTCGGTCACGTCGTAGGTCGAGAGCCCCATAGCCTTGCCGATTTCCGTTGTCGTCGCGTGCGGGTTGCAGGCTACCCACTGGAGAACCCTGCCGCGAACACTTCGAAGGAACGATGGACGGATCACGGGCCGGGCGTCGAACGAGAACGACGGGTTCGGGAGTTCCCGGGCGTCCGGTGCCCTCGGGCACTTCCGCCACATCCTCCCGCATGGATATAGTCGCTGCGTGTACTTGAACGGGGACGGGGCTACGCTCATGGCGTCCATGTCCCGCGCGGTGACGGGCGCCTCGCTGAACGCCTGGGTGATTTCCCGCAGCTTGTTTACGGCGCGACGGTTCAGTTCGTCGTCCGTAAGTTCCGCGGGCATACCCAGCGCGGGGTTCTTCGGTTTCTTGAAGGGCCGCCCCCGCATCATGGTCTTGCCGCCGTTCGGGATAAACGCCACAGGCTTGTAGTTGGACGGGGTTTCCGCGGGGTCCAGCACGTCTCCCCATGCGGCGTACGCCTTGAGAAGACGCTCGGCCCGGACCGTCCCTTCTTTCGCCATGTGCTTGATTTGCAGGCCGTGACGGAATAGCCAGTTGCGCGCCTCCCGGAGTTTCCAGGATGCGGGAACGACGCCCGCCTTGATAAGACGCGCCTCCGTTTCCGTCGGTTCGCGGAACAGGTCAAGAACTAACGGGGAGTGTGCCAATTATAGCCTCCTTGTTGTCGCTACAATACGCGGTCCGTTTTGCCTCCGCAAGATCGGCGGACGCTTCCAGGTATTGCCGCTTGAGCGTCTTTAGTTCCTCGCGCGATACCTTGACCGGTTTCCCGTGTATCGCGTCGATATAAAGAAAAGCCGCCGAGGCTTTCTTGTAGAAGCAGCGGCGGACACGTTCGATGGGGCTTATGGGTTTACGGGGTTGCGGCATCCAGTCCACCCAGGGAAACGATGGAACTCAGCGCCGCCTTCAAGTGCTGGTCGAGCTTGTCAAGTTCCAGCTGCTTCGAGTGTTCCTGGATAATCTTGAACGCCAGGGCGCGCTGTTCTTCCTGGAGTTTCTTCACGTTCTCGCGTGCCGTTGTGCGTTCATGTTCGAGGCGCTTGAGAACTCCGTCGAGCTCCACGTTGCAGGCATGGACCGCGTCGCCGTCTTTTTTCGACACGGCCACGCCCAGTTTAGAGACAAGGGCGACCGCCTGTTCGGTGAGCATCGGTTCCTTCTTTGCCTGTTCGGTTCCTTCCTTTTTCGGGGCGGCTTTTACAGGTACGGCTGCGGGTTTCTTTTTTGTGCTCATGGTGTTTTCCTTTTAGGTTAGGGAGCCCCGCCGGGGTGTGATCGTCCGGGTGTATGTGTCGAACCCGTTGGACCCGGCGGGGCAGTTTGGCTGTCGAGAGTAAAAGTGCGGAAGACGGGTCAGATTCCAGCGCGTAACCCTTGCGGGCTTCGATATGTTCAACCAGGGTCTCACGACTCCCGGCGTCTTCCGCTAAACTTGTTGCCGTTGTTTTTGCGAGGTACGTGACCGCGGCAAATCCTCGAAATATGCTGGAACGATTCTAGCCGTTCCCCAGTGTTACCACCTCGCGCACTGTCGCGGGACATACCTAGTGGCAGGGATCGTTGAGTATTTTGTTTGCGCTTAATGTAGCAGGCATGGCAGAACCCCGTAAAATAAGGGCTGGGCTATACTTGTGTTAAGCATCCACGCCTCTTTTACTTGTCGTGAAAACAGTGGCAAATCCCGAAAAGAGAAGATTCCAACTCCGGCATTCTAGTTGTTTTCAGTCCCTAATAAAAGAGGGCGCCTCCGCTGAATCCGTGCGCAGGGGCTTCGTTCGGACCCGTTCGGGCCCTAGCGGCACTGGGGGAGTCGGACCCCCAACAGGTAGCCCCGGGAAAATCGCCTAAAACCCGACTTGCCTGCATCCGCATGTGCCTTACTTTTTCGGCGGTTTCTTGCCGCCGGTTTTCTTGCCACCGCAAGCCATAGCGTACCTCCTTGTTTGGTTGTTTGGTTTCCGTATTCTTATTATAACAAATCGACCGGTTGTTCGGGGCGATGGTTAGGTTCGCCGCCTTTGCTGTTGGGTTCCCATGTGCTCTTGTGGTCCTCCATGAGGTCCCGCGTGACTAACGATACAAGTTTAGGGTCTAGGAACTTTCCGGGAATTCTTACTTTAAAACTCATGCCGATACCTCCGGGTCCCTGGCTTCTACGTGGGATTTGCCGCTTCCGTCCATCGTGACGCGGAACTCGCGGTCGGGTACGATCGAAGTGCCCGCCACGTCCGCGACCATGATAACCTGGATGCCCAGGCGGTGCGAAATAAGCGTCAATACCTCGCCCAGTCTTTGTCGGGCTGTTCCTCGGATTCTCGGGAACGGTTCGTCGAGCAGCAGCACCTTGTCGAACTTCGACATCGTGAGACAACACACACGGAGCGCAAGGGAAATCACATCGACCACGCCGCCGCCATTGCTGTTCAGCGGATTCATGCGGGAGCCGTCCTTGTCGAGCCACATGTCAAGCTCGGTACGTCCGCGACGCGCTACAAATTCAGTTTTGAACGTGTAGGCGCCGGGGAACACGGCGTCGAGGGCGGTTTGTACCACATCCTCGATACGGACCCGCAGCTGGTCCTGTGTATCGCGTGCCGCCTTTTGGACGACAAGGACCAGCTCTTCCACCGCTGTCTTGCGGTCGTTTAGCCTGGACACGTCGCGCTCGGCGCTTTCGAGGGCTACCCGTGCGGCTTCACGGCGACCCGTCCAGGACGCGGCCTTGACTGTCAGTTCCTGGGCGTCCATGACTAGCCCCCGATGCTGTTTTCGGCCTGGGCAATAAGCGCCCGCGCTTCGTCAAGCGTCGCGTTGTAGCTGTTCGAAAGTTTCTCGACGTCCGCTTCCGTCTTTTTCACGATTTCGCGTATCTTTTCGGGGTCGTCGGTGCCAAAATCCGCGAGCCATTTCTTTTGGATGCTTTCGACAACGCCCT